GCCGGTTTCCAAATAAAAAAATCATTCAAGCATCCAACACGGCAGAGCTTGCTGTAAGTTTTGGACGCAAAGTTAGAAACTTAGTGCTATCAGATGAGTACCAAAAAATCTTTCCTGGCGTAACTTTGCGGCAAGACTCCAAAGCAGCGGGCCGCTGGAGCACAAGCCAAGGGGGGGAGTCATTTAGTATCGGCGTTGGCGGCACGATGACTGGCCGTGGCGCTGATCTGATGATAATTGATGATCCGCACAACGAGGGCGAGGCCGCGCTTGCCGCGTTTCAGCCGGAGATTTACGACAAGTCTTACGAGTGGTTTACTTCTGGTCCCCGTCAGCGTCTCCAGCCTGGAGGGGCTATTGTCATCATCGCCACTAGGTGGTCCAAGAGAGACTTGATTGGACGCGTGCTCAAGGCGGCGGGCGAGCTAGGAAAAGAAGAAGAGTGGGAAGTCATTGAACTCCCGGCGATCATGCCTTCGGGTAAACCCTTATGGCCTGAGTTTTGGTCGCTGGAGGAACTGTCTGCGCTAAGGGACGAACTCCCACCGGGTAAGTGGAACGCTCAGTACCAGCAAAATCCCACCGCCGAAGAAGGTGCTATTGTTAAACGGGAGTGGTGGAAGATTTGGGAGAAGGAGAAGCCTCCTTCATGTGAGTTCATCATCCAGTCTTGGGACACTGCCTTTACTAAGGTTGAGCGAAACGACTACTCCGCTTGTACTACGTGGGGTGTGTTCCACATGAACGAAGATGAAAAGGATGTCAATATCATCTTGTTGGACTGTTTTCAGAAGCGGATGGAGTTCCCTGAGCTTAAAGAAAAGGCACTTGCTCACTATAGAGAGTGGGAGCCTGACTCGTTTATTGTGGAAGCCAAGGCCGCAGGCGCTCCGTTGATCTTTGAACTGCGGGCGATGGGCATTCCGGTGTCTGAATACACCCCAAGCAGGGGGAATGACAAGTTTGTCCGTATCAATTCTGTGGCAGACCTGTTCCAATCAGGTAAAGTCTGGGCTCCAGACACCCGGTGGGCTAGAGAACTCATCGAAAACATGGCCGCTTTTCCGAACGCACCCCACGACGACGATGTGGACAGTGCCGTACAAGCGTTGATCCGCTTCCGGCAGGGTGGTTTCCTGCGTCTACAGACAGACGAACAGGACGAAATGCGGTCTTTCAAGCGCAAAGTAGCGTTTTACTGAGGATTACAGATGGCAACGAACTTCGACCCCGCGATGATGCCCCTTGACATGGGGATCATGACCGAAGAACCGGCTCTTGAGATTGAAATTGAAGACCCGGAGAGCGTAAAAATTGGGATTGACGGAGTTGAGATTGAACTGATGCCGGAAACTGAGACGGCTGAAGACTTTGACGCCAATCTTGCGGAGTACATGGAGGAAGGGGAGCTTCAATCCCTGGCTTCTGACCTTATTTCCCTCGTAGATGCAGACATCAACAGTCGCAAAGACTGGACAGATATGTTTGTCAAGGGCCTAGAAGTCCTTGGCATGAAGTACGAAGAGCGTACTGAGCCGTGGAACAAAGCTTGTGGGGTTTACTCACCGCTTTTGACCGAAGCGGCAATCCGTTTTCAGTCGGAGATGATCACTGAAACCTTCCCGGCGCAAGGTCCTGTCAAGACTCAGATCATCGGGGCGATTGACCGGCTGAAAGAGGAGGCGGCAGAGCGAGTTCGTGACGACATGAACTACATGCTGACCGAGCGGATGATTGATTACAGGTCCGAACATGAGCGGATGCTGTACTCCCTTGGCCTTGCTGGGTCGGCGTTTAAGAAAATCTACCCGAACCCGAATACTGAACTACCTGCGGCTCCGCTTGTCCCGGCTGAAGACCTCATCATGCCTTACGGGGCGTCAAACGTGTACACAGCAGAGCGTGTGACCCACGTGATGCGCAAGACCGAGAATGAGATCAAGAAGCTACAGGTAGCAGGGTTCTACAAAGACGTAGATTTGGGCGAACCTATCAGGTTTTTCACTGACATTGAAAAGAAAAAGGCCGAAGAGCAAGGGTATACCCTAACCGATGATGATCGGTATCAGGTTTTGGAAATTCACGTTGACTGGAACTTGAAAGGGTACGAAGACAAAGATGGTGACGAAGAAACGGGGATTGCGCTTCCGTATGTGGTCACGGTTGAGAAGGGCACTCAGACTGTTTTGTCTATCCGCAGGAACTGGGAAGAGAACGACAAGAAGAAACTCAAACGTCAACATTTTGTTCAGTACACGTACATCCCTGGTTTTGGGGCTTACGGGCTTGGTTATATCCACTTGATCGGTGGATACGCCCGCGCAGGGACTTCTATCATCCGTCAGTTGGTGGATGCTGGAACTCTGTCAAATCTGCCGGGTGGCCTGAAGTCTCGCGGGCTTCGGATCAAGGGCGACGACACTCCTATTGCTCCAGGCGAGTTCAGGGATGTGGATGTTCCTTCGGGAAGTGTGCGTGACAACATCATGCCGCTTCCTTACAAGGAGCCGAGCCAAGTTTTGTCGATGCTGCTTGAGCGCATCACAGAAGAGGGCCGACGCCTTGCGGCTATTGCGGACTTGAAGGTCAGCGATATGTCAGCCCAGGCTCCGGTGGGAACTACGCTGGCAATTTTGGAGCGGCAACTCAAGACCATGAGCGCCGTCCAAGCGCGGGTTCATGCTTCGCTTCGGATGGAGTTCAAACTCCTAAAGGGAATCATTCGAGACTTTCTGCCTAGTGAGTATCCATACACCCCGGAAGGCGGGGATCGGTCGGTTAAGCAAGCTGACTACGATGTAGTTGAGGTAATTCCTGTCAGTGATCCAAACGCCGCCACGATGGCGCAGCGGATCATGCAGTACCAAGCTGCACTTCAACTGGCCCAAGGTGCGCCACAAATTTATGACTTGCCTCAGCTTCACCGGCAGATGTTGGAAGTTCTGGGGATTAAGAACGCTGACAAACTTGTTGCCATCCCGGAGGATCAGAAGCCTCAAGACCCGGTGACGGAGAACATGAATGTTTTGAGAGGCAAGCCTATCAAGGCTTTTTCTTATCAAGACCATGAAGCTCACATGATGACGCACCAGTCGTTCATGCAAGACCCAAAGGTTATGTCCACCCTTGGACAGAACCCTATGGCGCAGGGAATGATGGCCGCACTCATGGCGCACATGGCAGAACATGCAGCGTTTGCATACCGGGCTCAAGTTGAGATGGCTTTGGGCGTACCCCTTCCTACGCTGGATGGGAATAACGAAGCACCTATTGCACCTGAAGATGAAAAAGCCTTGGCTCCGCTGATTGCCGCAGCGGCGCAAAGGACGATGGTGCAAAACCAAGCAATGGCCGCGCAAGCACAGGCCCAGCAGCAAGCTCAAGACCCGACGATCCAAATGCAACAGGCTGAGTTGCAGTTGAAGGCTGAAGAGTTGAAGCGCAAAGAAGCGGATAGTGTCCGTGACTTCCAAATTGCTCAAGGCAAGTTGCAAATTGAACAGGCAAGACTTGCACTGGAGGCACAAAAGAATAAGGGCGATGACCCTCGGCTAAAGGCTGTCATGGCCCAGCAGGACATGATTCATAAGGAACAGTCTCATCAACAGAAAATGAGGCAGCAGGCACAGCAAGCAGCCCAGCGGGCGCAGCAACAAGCACAGAAACCTCGTTCAAAAACTAAGGAGTAAACATGGCCACTGCGTTTGACGTGGTTATTAAGGAACTGGAAGAGCGCCGCGAGTCCATCGCGCAGGCGCTTATCTCAGGTGCGGCAAAAGACTTTGCCGAGTACAAATCTTGTGCGGGTGAAATCCGGGGTCTTTCACTTGCGCATTCCTTTATCACCGACCTCGTGCGAAAAATGGAGCAATCTGAAGATGAGTGAACTACTCCTGAGCGATGGCAAAAACACCACCGTGTTGCCGCAAACTGACGAGGAAAAAGCCCGACAAGTGCCTGATCCTGTGACCTACCACTTGCTCTGCATGCTGCCCAAAGCAGAAGAAGAGTACGAAAGTGGACTGGTTAAAGCGGGCCAGACCATGCATTTTGAAGAAGTGATGAGCCCTGTTCTGTTTGTTGCCAAGATGGGGCCAGACTGCTACAAAGACCCTCTGCGGTTTCCTAGCGGGCCATCTTGCAAGGTGGGGGACTTTGTGCTGGTACGTCCCAATTCTGGTACGCGGCTAAAGATTCACGGTACTGAGTGGCGCTTGGTTAATGACGACTCAGTAGAGGCAGTCGTGATGGACCCTCGCGGCATCAAGCGTGCATAAGGAGTAGAACATGACGGAATTCCAATTTCCAGACGAGATCAAGGCTGAGAAGAAGGAAGCGCCTGAAGAGCTTCAGGTTGAAGTTGAGGGCGAAGCTGAGATTGAAGTCGTAGACGATACTCCTCCAGAGGACCGCAA